GAAAATTCTGAAACATATGAGAATCTCCAAGCTTCACAAGCTAAAATTGATGAAGATTTAAAGGATTTAGAAGAAACCCACCTTTCTATGCTAGATAAAACAGCTAATTTCATCACTGGTGATAAAAAAGTTCAAGCGTTTCGTTTGATGAGTACTAGATGGGCGGGGGCTATACTTAACACTGCAATCGGTTTCGCTGCTGGTGGTGGTGTTGGAGTAATTGCTAGCTATATTCGCAGTAAAGGGAAAAAAGAAGCTGCCAGAGTTTTTAGTCGTACTGTGAAAAGCAGATTGATTGCTTGGGGAGCACCTAAATTAGCTTGGGCAGTTGGGGTTTCTGTTGGACTTGCAATGAATTATTCAGATGTTGGTGGCATGATTGCTAAACAAATAGACAAACGAGACAAGAAAAAAAATAATGGCTATATTGATATCTAGTCTACAAAGATAAGGGATGAATTGATGAAAAAATTTTGGTTAGTAGCTCTTATATATATCACCGTCACAATTTCTGGCGAAATGCTCTTCACAATTCCAACACAAAATCCCCAACGAATATTATTTTTTGTGGGAGAGTTTATTGTAATTGTGATTATTTATTTAGCGATTACTTCAATTATTAATAATATCAAGAAGAAAAAATAATACTAGTTACAATGTAAAAAAAGAGAGAGCGATTAATGCTTTCTCTTTTTATTTATACTCTTTTATGAAGCCTTTAATTATAATGCGCTTATTTTCCAGTTCATACAATAATATGGTCTAACGTGTTGCACTTCATTATGACATCTAGGAATTGCATTGAATCTTTTTTATCACCTTGTCATAGGCCCATTTTAATTAAAAGAGCATTTTTTGTAATTTAACCGAGGTTCTTTACAGATCCCGCTACTTAAACAGCCCAATCACTAAAACTATCAAACGAAAAATATTATAGACAATCCCGATGCACACGTTTATTTTATTCCACATAGTATCACCCCTTTTTCTCTTTATCGGTCTTACAATATATAACCACCCAAAATATTTATTCTCGGTACACGATTGTAAAAATAAGCAAAAAAAAACACCCTACATAGGTGCTTTTTAAATGTTATCCTCTTTTAAAATTTTATTAAAATCAATTTTTGGTCGTTTAACCCTTTCCAACTCTTTCAGTATTTCATCTAATATTTTCTTTTCTGATTCATTAGGATTTTTTTTAAAAGTATACTTGTGACCTTTATCTACTTTTAATTCGTTTATAAATTCCCACAGCGCTATACCCTCATTTAATTTTATATCGTTTGCAGTCAAGTTTTGTCGTGATATAATAGTAATATCACAACTTTCTTTTAACGTTCCGACAGCTATCCACAACATTTCTAAGCTAATTAATGTAGTGACTGTATCGATACTGATTGTTGTATATGTTTTATAATGTCCCTCATATTCAATCACATATCCGCCATAGCCTGCTTTGCTATCATTAAAATAATGAGATTCACAATATATCGTTACTTTTTTCATATTAAAACTCCTCACCAAAAGAGAACATACGTTCTCGTTTAGATTGTATCATTTACTCTTGATTTATACCACAAAAAAAGCCCTAACTCATTTTATTGAGCTAGGGCTTTAATCTGTCTATTTAAACATACCGAATGCCTTGCCTGTTTTCACATCACGAGAACACGCATAACCTCGCTTGCCGTTGTTTCGGATATAAGATACCCAAACATATCCATCTGATTTAACGTAGCTGTCATAGATAACGGACTCGCCTTTACCAAGTGTAGCCTCTTGTTTAGCCTTGATTGTGGGCGTATGTTTGATTGCAACAGTTGTATTAGGATAGAACGTGCCTTTTTCAGCCACACGCTTAATTTCTTGCGGTTTAACAGGTGGCTTAGGTTTTGCAGGCGGTTTAACTGCTGCAGGTGGCTTAGGAGTTGTCACACCCATATATTTATTAATCTGAGCGATAAAGTAGTCCTTAACGCTGTTAATTGACTTGCCATGCAATTCCCAAGAACGATGTGGACATGCAGTTGCTACAAACTCACGATGCAGGCGTACAGTATCTCGATTAGCTTTCAAACCATAAAATTTAAGATCCTCTGCTACTTGTTTAAATGTCGCTTGTTCGTTCGCAAGAAACTCTTTATCACTTGCACCTAATGACTGGCACACTTCGTAACCGATGTAATACGCATTGCCATCTTGGTTAGCTGTATGCCAAGCTTTGTTGTATGTGTCCTCCACACGTGCAACTGTATTGCGGTCAATGTAGTAGTGAGCGAAACCGTTTTCCAACTGCTTATTAGTCATCGCTTGTAATCGTGTAACATATGATTCAGCAGTTGCTCCAATAGCCCCTGCATCATTGTGGATTACCACACCTTTAACATTTCCAACTCGCTTACCTGCGACACCTCTACATACTGATTTATTAATTACTTTTACCATATTATACATCTCCTCTTTGTTTATCATATTTTTGTGCTTGTTCACTGTCTGCGGCACCTGTGGTGGTCGGGTCTACAACTACCCCAAGTAATACCAAAACACCAAAAACAGCCCCTACAATATCTAATAATTGACTTTGTAATTGCGTGAAATCAAAGTCGATTCCAAACAAAATTAAAATTTTACTAATTAAAAAAAGGATTGCTGGTATGATAGCAACCCAAAACAGTTTTGACTTAATCCTTACTTTCCAGTTAATACCTAAATAATTTTTCATATCTCCATCACTCCTATACTTTTGTTAAAAAATAGCCAATAATCGTGATTCCTAATGATATGATAAATCCCCACGACCACTTATTGTTAGTTTCGACCCGATTAAGCTGTCTTTGTAATTCATGGGCCATGCTCAATGCTCTAACGGCTTTTTTATCTGTTTCATCTAAACCTTTTGTGTTTTCTTCAATTTTTGCTAGTTTTACTAAAATTTCAGTTAATGTTTTTGTATCTTCCATATTGTCCCCCTATTTAAAACTCCAAATATTCTTCGCCTGTTATTTCTTGAAACTGTTCAGCTGTGATAATATCCGCCTTTACTAACTCCCTCAAATCAGTAATTGTATATCTACCTGCTTTATAAGCACGCTCTACAGTTCTTTGCATTGCTTTACTCCCCATGCTATTCATCCCCTTTGTTAGCGTTGTTAGTTAATGCGGCCACTTGTAATATTAGTTCCTCCAAAACCTCGACATAATCATTTGCTGGTGTTTCCCCATTTTCGTTTGGCTCTTTGTAATTCTCATTAACACGAATTTCCTTATCTTTATAGACAAAATAAAGAGGCTTAAAATCAGCCTCAAAGTTTTCAGGTATAACCTCGCATTCCACGGTGATTCCGTTCTCGACATCTCCGATTACTGCGTAAGATATAATCTCGCTGTCTGCATTTATTTTGATTTGCATCAGTCTGCCTCCTCAATTTTACGCACGGTTATATTTTTTTGGTCTATCTTTCCTGCACCGTTTAGGTCTTTGACAGTGTCAGCTTTAATCGTAAATTTATTTAATGCTGTGAAATCTAATTGAAACTCGTACAATCCGCCGCCATTTGCGTCAGAATCAGTTAGATTAAAGTCGTGGATGATTAGTATTTTTGTATTACTCAAATCTACAACTGCAGTTTTTCCGCTTGCACCAGGAAAGTCGTAAGTCACTCTGATTTTACGAGATGTGTTAATAGCTCGTGATAACGCATAAGGTGTGCTAGATACTCCGTTAGCGCTGCCGCTCCACAAAACAACAGGCTTACTTGCTGCTAATTCGGATGCTGTGACGAGTTTCTCCCAACCAATCCAACTGCCTCCCGATACAGAATTATAAGAGTTACGATATACTGCGTTAGAATTATAAGGGCTATAGGTAACCTCTATTAATCCACCACGATATTTACGCTTAATATATCCTGCTTGACTTATACCTATCGGCATATTGATTGCAGTGTTAGAGTAACCGTCAAAATTAGTAACATCAGTCGTATTGAGTAAATCGTAATTAGCAATCACAATTGTTGAGCCGTCATCGTTCGTAATTTTTTGTTTTTGATACGTGACTGTATCAGATTGAGAGATAATTTTTTCCCAGCCGTACCAAACTTTATTTCCGAAATGATAAGCATTGCGGTACACTGCGTTAGAATTATAAGGGCTATAGGTAACCTCAATATACCCGCTGCGATATTTACGCTTAAAATAACCGTTGTTCAGGTTTGTTGGACTGTTTGTTGCTGTAGTCACGTAACCGTCAAAGTTTGAAATGTCGCTTGTGTTGAGTAAGTCATAGCCTGATAATGTCAATGATGAGCCGTCGTCTTCCGTAGTCTTATACATTTGCGCTTTACCCCAAGTTAGCCAAACCCCGTTAGCACATACAGCGGTATACATTGCACCGTCCTTGTCATAAGCTAACACATTGCTGTTTTTACCGTAAGTAGATGCGGTGCCACGCAACCACGATACCGTCCCAGTCGGGTTATTTGTTGCGCCCGCAGATAAGTAAAACGTAAAAAATCCATTTCCCCACGTTAAGATTTCGGCAAATAAATCCTTTGTCGAGTTTAAATCATATCGAGGAGCGCCACTATCGGACGTAATTTTAGGTACTTGTCCGTTTTCGGTAAATGCCTTTAAAACTGCATCACCCTTTGCATTTACAGTTGCGACAGCTGTATTGCTAGTATCAGCAATATTTTTAGTAGCATCAGTAGCAGCTTTATTGACGTCGGTAGTAGCTTTAGTCGCAACTGCTTGTATATCTTTCTGACCTTTTTCGGAAGCTTTTTCCATTGCAGCGACATAATCAGCACCGTTAGCTATTGCTGCATCAATCTCATCAACACGCTGTTTTATAAAAGTCGTTAGATCATCAAACGTTTTAATGTACTCTAACTTTTTAGTTGCGCTAAAACTCGTCAACAAGTCGTCTTTAATGTCAAAACTAAACTGGCGCATGACAGCTGTGTCATCTTTACCTTTAACAGCAATGTAAATTTGTCCTAACGATTTTCCTGTATGCTTTAAAAATTCGCGCGGTATTGTGTATTCAATAACTCCGTTTATTTCATCGGTAATCTCAACAGCATCTTGTATACGTGAGCCGTCAGCAGCTAATAAAACGATATATCCGTCAACATTTACCTTCCCAAGTGGCACTGGTGCGTTGTTACGTGTCACATCAAACTGTAAAATCGATGTGTTAACATCTTGATTGTAAAAAGCGACATTTAAGTCGCTTAATTTTTGATAATCTGCTGTTATTTCTGTTGTCATTTTTGCTATTTTTGTAATACTCATCTAATCTCTCCTTTTACACTAATTCTGGTTTTAATATTGACCAACGATTTGCTGTTCCAGAGCCTGTAACAGTTCTCATGTAAATTTCTACTTCGTTACTGCTACTTCTTTTCACTGTTTGCACAATACCGCCTGCTGTATCTGCCATACTGTTTTCAATGTACCAACCAGCAACACCATCATTTCTCGGAAAATCTTTCATGCGCATACTATCTTCTGTCGTCATGTAGGCTGTCATACCTGGTGTGCTAAAATCTGATAGTTTTGTAATAACTGTCGGAACTCGCACACCTCTCTCTAAACTGTAAACGGAGATGTAACTCCAAGCACCTATTGTGGTCGGGCTAACAATCCGCTGAAACGTAATAGTTGTTCCTGCAAAGCTATTCATAATTAAGGTTTGTTTTGCATCTCCTCCATGGTTTGGAAAAGCAACATCGAACAGCCATCCTGCTGGAAACCAATTGTGAGGCAACGGAAAATCAACGTATTTTTGTATGTCGGCTGTTGAAATGTAGTAAGACCCTGCGCTTTTTACATCCGATAATAACGTTGTATTTACAGGCAACGGCTTTCTACGTCCGCCTGTATCGCTCATTGCTACTGGTGTTGCATTGGCACTCAATTTTTCGTAAATTCCCTTTTGAAAGATGCCATGAATTTCATGTTGCCGATTATTTGATGCACCAACTGTCACACCTAGCAGCAAAGCGTATTTATCAGTTTCTAAGTCATAATAAAACTGCATCCCTTCTGCTTCTGCTGAATTTCCTGCAACGATTCCATCAATCACACCGATTGACACCTTACGTTGATACAACTGCTTGCCATCGCTTAAATTAAACGCCGTTAGATAGTTAGGCGTATCTAATCTTGCATTACCTGTATACCAATATAAAACACCATCAGCGTACGTTACGCCCTGCATCGGATTGGTATCTGTTGTCAATTCAAGAGGGATGTCTACTTTGCAGATAATATTATTTATGTTTTTATCTACATCAGATAATTTTCTGATTTCGATATAATTATAAATTTCTCCGTTTGTATTATTAGTCGATATCCTGTACAAAATTGTTCCTTCTTTTTCGTTAATCAGAGGTGTGATATAAGGGTTTCCGTCTTGCCCAGTGTAAACGTCCTGCATGCCATTTGTGCCGTAGATTTGTGTGACACCTGCGTTGTATTTAAACCTTACGACAACAGGTTTTCCGTTACTATTTGTGTAATTTGAGTAAATCCATAAAGTATCGCCAATCCAACGATAGCCATTGTGTGTGCCATGACCTCCACCATTGCAAAGCATATAATCAATCTCTTGACCATTGAGCATGTGACGACTTAAACGATAACCTTCGTTTGTCGCTTGTGTCATATAGATAATTGATGTTTTATTATCAATGTGGAATGACTGCATCACTGCATTGCGAAAAGGCGATAAGTCAGTTAGGTGCTGGAAATCTTGCGTTTTTGGTTCAAATCGATATTCAACGTCCATTATTTCTTGCTTAGATTTTTCAACTGTAGATAATATTTCTGTTTTATCAGTTATAAATTTTGTATAATCATCGTCCAATCTTCTCGCAAGCGTTGGATGTGCGATGCCTGAATTAGATACTCTTGCATCCTTAACTTCTGCGATGCCATCACCGTTAGCGCCTAAAACAAGGTTATTTAATTTACGTTCTTCGTGCGCAATTTTAGATGCGACTGTTTCTGACTTATATGTTATTTGATTAGCATTGTGGGCATCTGTTTGTGTCGTTTGATGTTTTGACATGTAGTTTTCGTTTTCGTTTATTGTATTTTCGATATTTGAAAAATTATCTGCTAATTCTCGTCTGAAATTTTGCCCGATGGTATTATTTATATTTTTCACTAAGTTTGTTCTCATTGTATCGCTCCTTCATTTATTTCTAGTGTGCCTAATTTTCCTGAATCATCGACAACGAGTTGCCACTTTTTTCCACTCGGAGACACTAAAAAAACACCAACACTGTTGATGTTTAAGTTTTCAAGACCCTTCACAGCATTTTTATGCGTGAGTGGATAATAAGTTTCACCGTTGTTTTTTAAACTTCTGATTTCAGTCGTCATCAACTTCCCCCTCATATTCAGTCACTAAAATACTTTGATAGGCTTCGTTAGCGATTTGTTGAGCAGCATTGACAATTCCCTCTGTGTTGCTCATTTTTTTAGTGGCTTGCTTGATGTTATTTGCTAAAGCATGTTGTATGTTAACGATGTCTTTTTTACTGTTACTAAATCCGATTTCAATGGGCATTTTCATCAAATCATGTGATTTTTTTATTTTTATTATTTTCAAATCGGTAGAAAAATTTAGTGGTTCGTGAACGAAATATAACGAATCACGTTCTGTTATTGTTTCTGTGTCTGTGTACTTTAGATCTAATTTCGTTTCAGGGACATCTAGCAACTGAGTTTTCGCCCAATTAACAAGTGCGGTAACTGTTGTTGCGCTTTCGTTGTAGAGGGCTTTAGCCATCCGATTTCCATATACTTTATGAGTATCTGATGTGTAGACTGTTGTGACGTGATAAGCGTTGTCGCCTGTTAAATTAGCATTCACTACAAATATCGTTGCTGTTTCTGTGCCAATATAACCTCGTGATTTTACATTTTTCGTCATTTTATGCTCAGGATCTTCACCGATAAAAACGCATTTAATTGTATGTTTACCTTTTGATAAATTATTTGATAAATTAACCGTTTCTGTTTTTGCGTTCTTGCTGTAAGCAGATAACGTTTTAACTTTGGTACTATCTAGATAGATATCCCACAGTCCCCCGAGTTTATCTTTTTTAAATTTAAAATCCAAGCTGTCGCCTGTCCATTTGACATCGACAATTGATGTGTAGTAATCGTTCTCTTTTTCAGTGTAGTACGTCCCTTTTTTTACGAATGTTCCAACAAGCGTTAAATCAGTTGTTTTTTGTTGACTGTATGTCGTTTCTTGTTTATCTTTCTTTTTTCCATAAACTTTCGCAACAGTTTTTAATTCTTGCGTATTCGTGCTGACTTTGACATCGTCTGTATTATAACGATAACGTAGTGTATTCTCGCTTTTTTTGTAGAATGTTTGCTCATCGTAAAAAATGATTTGTTTATTGTCTGCAAAAGACACACATCCGAAATGTTCGCTTGCCAACGTGACGAACTCAATACCGTTCAAGTCACCTAAATTTTCAATCATGGCTGTATTAAAAACTCCCGATATTTTATAAGTGTAACCATTTCTATTTCCTTTAAATGCTATCTTTAACACTTCATCAAGCGTGTATGATTTAGTTCCGTTGATAACATCGTAAACTGCATGATTTTGGAACTCGTACATAATGTGATGCGCTGTAACGCTTTTTATTTCAATGCCTGCTGAAGACATATTAATATCACATGTCTTCACAACATATTGTTGCTCTTTAAATGCGACTATCGATTCGTTGTTCAGTAGGTTAAAACTAAAGTCGTTAAAAGGCGTTCTGATGACATCGAAAGTAATGCTTCTAGATATATTTTTCTCATATTCGTAATAAAAAGAAGCATAATCAATGTCGATTAATATTTCTTCGTAATTTTTATTCATATCGCTGACAACTAGATGTTCCATTTTCACACTCCTTATCTGTAGATGAAATTAAAATCAAACGACACATCAATGTTTGTCGCATTTGTGATTTCAAATTCATTCCAGCCAGTATCTAATGTGATAATGCCGTGGTTAGTATCTCGCCCGCAACGGTTTCCATTAACATACGGATAAACGCCATTGAGATTTAATTCATCTTTTTTATTTAACGTTTTTTTATAAGAAAACACATCTCCAGTCGTTTTGTTTTTAACAGTCGGAGAACCGATGCACGATAGTTTAATGATTAATTTATGTCGCATTAACGGTGTTACTTTCATGCTCGACGAGTTGTATATCCTGAATATTGTTGTTTGATGTTGATATTTTGGTGTGTCTGTCGTGATAATTCCCATACCTATATCGAAATTGCCATCGTTAATCGACTGACTATCAAGCGTGCTGTGAACACTTTCTGAATATCCTTTAAACACGTTAAACTTCAAACTGAAATGCAATAATCCGTTTTCGTCTTTTAGTATTTCATAATCCGCCTTATTTACTGCATAGCGCATATTAGGATTATAAGAATTACGAATATAATAAGCATCATATTGGTTGATTGTCTCTATTATTTTTTGTTCAAATAAATTTCGATCAGTATAATCGGTTGGCTCATAAAAAAAAGTGAATGAGATTTCAAAAGGTGCATAAGTGTTAAGATGTGTAATTTCACCATCTATGCCGTTTTGAGTTGTTATATTCGTAATTGTTTGTGCATCTGCTCTTTTATATTCTAATAAAATGACACGATTGCTTTCTGTAATTCTTTGGACATTGTCACCTTTTATGATTTCGAAAAAATTATCTTTCAAACTATATCGCACCTCCTGTATAAGTCAAATTATTATATTTATCAGCTTGCTTACTACTTACTGCGCTTGAAATATCGTTTCCGTCTAAATAAGTTGCAAAGTCTTTATTAACCAGTTGCATCAATAATGCATTTTGCTGTGTTAATAATGCGACTAACTCGCTGTTGTCTCCAGCGTTATTAATCGTCACAGCGCCTTGTCCCGCTTGTTTAACACCCATGATATCCATTGTTTTATTAAGCAGTTGGACAGCGCGTGAACGTTTTGATAGAGATAGTGGGATAATCATTTCGGGCTTGTTTCCTTCTCCGATTTCAGCAATTTGATGCTGTGTGATTAATCCACCGTTTGCATAACCATGTCCCTTACCGACGACATTAAGCATTCCTGACGCACCGTATCGGCTTTTAGCATAATTAATCCCTGCTAAAAGACTGTCCAATCCATTCAAACGATTACCATGACCAGGGAATTTGTAAGCGTCAAAAGTAGTACCGATTACCTGTACCAAACCTTTTGCCAAGTCACCAGTTTTATTGTTAATGTCACCGATATTACCCTGTACAGCTCGTGGATTTCCGCCTGACTCAGACTGAATTTGACGTAACCAAGCGTTAACGTACGGCTGACTTGTAGGCAAGTTGTTCATGGACAATGCACGTTTAACTGTGTTCGTCCAACGAGTAACGCCTTCACCTTTAGGTTCTACTCCGCCTGACTCTTCAAATATACTCTTAATCCAATTGCCCATTCCGCCAAAAGTAGTGTTAACTGCTCCTTTGGCAATTGATAAAGGTGCTTTAGACATTGTTCCCAAAATCGGTTTAAGCGTACTGTTAACAACGTCTTTTACGATAGACATTGGGTTTTTAGCGTAGTCCCAAATATCGCCTGCAAATTCTTTTGTAGCGCCCCATGCTTTCGATGCAACATTTTTTGTTGAATCCCAAGCGCCGCTAAACCAGTTGCCAATCCCATTGGCATAACGAGGCATTCCCATCTGTTGGATCAATGATTGTGTATCGTTTCCGTTTAAGACTTTCGCACCTTTTTGCAAAGGCATGACAACGTTTCGTCCTTGCGCAATAAATGTACTCCCATCGGGATTTTGTACTGCTTCTTTATAGTGCTTACCTTTGCCATCGTTAATCATCGCTAATCCACCAGGGTGCGAATCTGTACCTCGTGCATAAGCAGGAACGTCCCAACTTGGTAGTTTACTTGCTCCTACTTTGTCTAAAACCCAGTTTATTCCACCTAAAATACCGTTAACTGGCTTAGCGATGACTTTGACGACACTAACAAACATATCTTTAAATTTGTCTCTTAAAGCACCTGCTCCGTTTTTAATGCCGTTCGCCATTTTACCAGGCATGGATTTAACATTATCAATCATTTTTTTAACCCAACCAAAAACACCATCTTTCATGTTTTTGAATAAGTTAATAACTTTTGATGGTAAAGATTTCATTCCGTTCCAAACAGCTGATGCGCCGTTTGTAAAAAAGCCTTTGATGCCATTCCACATGTTTGAAACGGTATTTTTAGCGCCTGTTCCGAGTGTTTTGAAGCCGTTTAAAATTCGTGTTGGAAAAGCTTTGAATCCGTTCCAAACAATTGAAATCCCGTTTGCAAAGAACCCTTTTATACCTGCCCACATTCCGCTTATTACTGTTTTTGCTCCTGCAGCCAATACTTTAATGCCTTTAAGTATTCTACCGACAAATAATAAATTGACAGCGTTCCACACGAATTTAATCGCACCTGCAAAAACTTGCTTAATACCTTCCCACATTTTCGAGAAATTACCAGTGAACAATCCAGCGAATATTTTTATAACGCCCATTATGACGGATAAACCGCCTTGGATAACACCTTTAATATTGCTTATCACACCACTTATAATGCTAAAAATAACTGCTAAAACTGGCTTAATAATAGGCAAAATGAATTGTATTGCAGTTTGAATACCTTTAATTACATTAGTGATTGCTGTAATGATCATTGTTCCGTTTTCTGCCCAAAATGCCTTCAATGTAGTAAAAATGCCTTTAAAAATATCTACAATCTGCGTAATGATTGGCATAATGAAAGGCTTTAATGTGTTAAATACCGCTTTAAATGTAGTAATAGCACCTGTAATGGTCGATTTAATGGCTGGCATCGCACTCATAACAACAGTTTTCATTGTATTAAAACCGTCCACAAAGCTACCAAAAACGTTTCCTGTTCCACCTTTTAATGCTGCTTTAAAGTCTGCAAACTTTTCTTTTATTTTGCCGATATTATCAATAATCGCCGCTACAGTACCGATATCAAAATACTTCGATAAAATATCAACTTTTTCACCTTCTGAACCATTACCTAAAACCGTTTTTATTTTACCGCTCACACCACTAATCACATCAACTGATTTTTGGACGTTTTCACCAATTCCGCCGAAAACTTTCTCAATAGTTGCTCCACCTTCAGTCATGCCCTTAATCAATGTATCTTTAAATGGTGTAATGATATTTGCGATTGAACGGTTGATTGCAGATTTCATGTTAGCGAACGAGCCACTAATCGAGTCACCTGCAGTTTTGGCCTGGCCAGCCAATGCAATCGTTGCTCCATTACTACCTTTTGTTCCTTTTTCCATACCTTTGACCAATTTATCAATGACTTCTTCAGATTTTAATGCGCCACTTGTAATTTTTTTCTTCATATCTTCAACAGACATGCCGTACTGATTCGCTAAAATCTTAATTGCTGGCACGTTAGCGTCCGTTAAGCGTGCTAAATCACCCAATGATGCGGTACCACTCGCTTGTAATGCTTTAAAAGCATCTGATATTTGACCAATTGACTCTTCACCTTTACCTAAACCGTAAGCTGCATCTGTGGTTGCTCTTAAAATACCCTCAACTTTATCTGCTTTCATACCTGAGGCAATCAAACCTTTAGTTGATTCAGTCATTGCGTCCATTGCGATAGGCGTACCTTTAATAACACTACTAACTGACTTCATTATTTCCTCAGCTTTTTCTGCTGATCCAGTTAATTGTGTAAGTGATTTCGTTGCTGTATCAATCTTATCTATACGTTCAATAGCTGAACCAATTGAGCCTTTGATAACATCGAATGCTTTCCCAACCGCAAATATGCCGGCAGTTACAAAACCACCGACTAACGCACCTTTAAAAAAGCTGACATTTTTATTTAACTTACTAAAACTGTTATTATTACTTTCAACTTTTCCGCTTATATCAAATGACTGTCCAGAATCGTTCAAACTATTAAGCTGAGTGCTTGTAACTTTAGCTTGCGTTTCTAAACTATTCAACGCCTTAACTGCTTTTTTAGTATTGTCGTCTGATTCGCCGAATTCTTTAGTTAGTTGAGCGACAACTTTTTGTTGACCTAAAACAGCCTGTTCTGTTAAGTCTAACTGACGAGTAAGGCCTTTTTGCTGTGTTTCAAAAGCTCCTGCTTCATCTCCTGCTGCTTTCAAGGCACGTGTGTTTTTGGCAGTTTCACGTTCGTTTTCTTTCATTTCTTGTGACAATTCATTCATGCCTTGTTCTGCATAGGCTAGTTCTCGTTTTGTCGATTTAAGTTGTCCTTCATAACCCGACATTTTCGCTTGTGCATTATTGACTTCTACAGCAAGTCTCTTTGCCTGGTCAGATGCTTCACCATTCGCTTTGACTTCTTCTTGGTAACGTTTAGTAAGTTCAGCTACTTTCTTCCCTTGAGCGCCCATTACATCTTGTAAAGACTTAGCTTTAACGCTTAATCCTTCATAACTTTTCCCTGCATCGCCTATTGCTTTCATGTTAGCTTTCATTGCACTGCCAGCAAGTTTTACTTGTTTATTAATCTGATCTAACGTATTGCCGAATTGTGTATCGTCTAGCGTTAACCCTACCGCCATATTGCCAATTGGAGTTCCTTTTTGTGCCATAATTTACCTCCTTCCTTTAGTTTTTTTTAAATAGAATTGAAGAAGTCTTCTCCGCTGACATAATCTTTTTTAGACGTTTCATCACTGAATAATTGCATCAGATATTCATCGTCAACGTTATCTATTTCGTGCATTTTCCAGCCTGACTCTAATAAATCGAGATAAAGTTTATCGACATTTTCTAGCGCTTTCTGTGTTGTTGCTGTTTCATCTGCGACTTTGGGTCTTGTTGTCCGCCCAAAATATCGCCTAAAAGATTTTGTAACTGGCTTAACTCATCGAATGTTTCGAATAAAACATCCGCTGTTACTTCATCGCTGTTAAAGCAGCTTGCTGTGAAATCCGCAATTTCTTCCATTGCTTCTACTTGTTCGTGAAGTGATAACTCACTTTCTTTTTCCATTTCTTCATATTTTGCGATTAATTTTAACGCATCTTTTTTTACACCTAAATTGATTTTTTTACTGAAATATGATTTTCCTTTGATAATGATTTTTGCCATAATTAAAATCCTCCATGTTGTTTTAATTTTTTGTAAATAAAAAAGAGTAGGTTTCCCCACTCTTTCCTTAGTTATTCTTCTTCGGTTATAGCTTGCAAAATTTCTATATTTATCTTTTCGGTTACTGGCTGAGAGTTACTGTCGTAACCTTGTATTTCTAATTTGTCGTTGATAGTTGCCCCACTGCCTAAATAATACGAAAAATTACCGTTCGAAAAAGTGCCACCGCTTGGTTTAGCGTTATCATTTATATAAGCAACAGCACGATGTATTTCTCCAGTATATTCCCCAGTGATGCTCGTTCTATGCAAATAGAACGGATTAGGTTTTATCGTGGGGGCTTTAGGGCGTTTCACTAACAGTAACTACACAAGTTGCTGACTTAGTGCCTGCTTTAGCTGTGATTGTTGCACTACCTATTGCAATCACTGTTACAGTGCCATCAGCGCCTACAGTTGCGATGTTTGCATCGCTCGTTGTCCAAGTCACTGTTTTATCAGTTGCATTTGCAGGCGCTACTGTAGCTGTTAATTTTTCAGTTTCTCCGACAATTTTAGCTAATGTCGTTTTATTTAAAGTGATCCCAGTTACCGCAATAGGTAATGTTTTAAATGCTGGTATATCTACTTTGTCACTCTCTTTGTCATCTTTTACCCGTGTTGCTTTATAAGTGCCTGCTGCTATTTGTGTGTTAGCTGCTACACCAGTAATAGAGAGAGGACTTGCGCCCTCTGCTACTACATTATTGCCCTTGTAAATTTTAAATGTCTCTGCCATTATATTTCCTCCTTACGTTAAATTAACGTTTGCGCCAGTTGTTGTTGCATTAATAGATTCAACTGACGGAATTGTTACTTTCCCACAACTGCGCCGCCAAATACAAAGGCTTTGAATGCTTCTAACGTCACACCGTCAGTTGCAGTTGATGCTTTTGCATACACTAAGGCATCTGCACTTCGTGCGATAAAATCACCTTCAACAGAATCCGTCTGTAATTCAACACCTTTATCTTCTGCAGTTTTTAACTCTTCATCAGGTGCTGTAAATTTACCTTTCATCAAACCGATATATAAGCTATTACCATCTTTGTCATTAGTTTCTAAAACAACTGACATGTAAGGCGGTTTAGTCTCAGCACCGATTGTCACAAACCCTTCTTCTGTTGTTTCTGCCCCTGTCATTGCAGCTGACAATTCTGGATATAGATCAGCAATATCTAACGTTAATTTTGGTGATGATACACCTTGGGCTGAAACGTAAAATGGCACATTTGAAGCATAGACAGTATTTGCTGTCGCTCCAATTCCTGCGATTTTAGCTCCGATTGAGCCACCCTTTGCTGCACTAACTTCAAATTCTTTCACTACTTCATCCTCTTTACCTAATTGTGCTAAATGAATAGCTTTAAATCCTACTGTTGCCATTTATAAAAACCCCTTTTATTTTTTATTTGAAGCGAATTGCTTCATATCGTTTTATAATTCTGTTGCAATTTTCCAAGTCGCTATCATTTGTTATTTCTGAATATTGGCATGACCAAGCATTTTCTTTCATAAGTTCATCAATCTTGAAATAAAGGTCGTTTGCTTGTTCTAAATCATTTGTCCAAATATCTACCTGGACATTAAATGTCATTGTCTGAGCTGTATTGGATGCACGATTCGAATAATAGGCATTAACTTCTACGACTCGTATCAAAGGCAATTTTTCTAACTTTTGATAGTCTTCAGGTACATAATTTAGAAAACGAGTAATATCTTTTAAATCACTGTTTTTTAAAATTTCGTTAACTTGTACAACAGCTATATTCATAGTTTTATTCCTTTCGACATAGCACTCACCATCGTTTCAAAGACTTCTGTTGCCATTTCTTGTTGTGTCTTTTGTATAAATGGTTTAGGCGACTGTCTAATTGTTCCGAATTCTAAAAAATGGACACGCCAAGCAACGTCCTTTTCAAAGCCTACAGTAATTTCACCGTTTTTTGGACTACCGAAAACAACGTTATCTTTAGCGTGTTTAAACACGTATTTTCCTCTTTTACCTTGATATTTTTTAGAATCATATACAGGTGTATTTTTTTCTAATGTTTCTGCGAATACTTTTGCGCCTGCAGTCAATGCTTTATTCGTTGGAGAAGTTAAACCTTGTGCCATTTTTCTAAGATTTACGCCAATATCATTTTTTACAGTGACACCCATCAGCTCACCGCCTTAGCAATAATTGTTGTAAAATCTTTACGAGCTACGCCACGATTGATTTTCACAATTTCGTATGTTTCGTTGGACCACTCGATTTTCATAGTGTTTTGGATAGCAGCAACTTGTTGATATCGAATGATGAATGTAAGCGTGTCCTCCAAAACTGTTCCAATGGTACTTTTAACTTCGTTTAAAAATTGACTTTGGACACTTGCCCAGCATGAAAAGACGACAGTATCGATAACGATATTGCCGCCAAGTTTGTCCTTGTCATTTTTCTTTTCAATGAACGTGATTCTTTCGCTTAGATCATAAGTTTTAATAAAATTACTCACGTTCTACCCCCCTTAGTTGTTGAATGAGAGGGATTATGCCAAATGGAATATCGTTGAGTGCTGCCTCTGAAGTGGCTCGTCTAAATTCATACCAATGACTTACGAGCAAACAAATAGCATACTCAAAGCGCTTGTCGTCAATTTCTGTGACTTCTAAAGTGCCTAAGATGTATGCTTTAGCTGTTTCTTTTAACATTTCAAGTAATGAATCATCAATCGCATGATCGATACGCAAATAGTTTTTTAAATCTTTTATATCCATTTTATCCTCCTAACTCAACTCCACATTAGCTCCTGTAGTTGTAGAGTTAACTTTAGTTACCACAGGGCTATCTACTTTCCCTCAGCAATAGCGAGAGTAGCATAAACACCTGCATCGGTATCAGCTGCTTTTACATCGAAACGTAAGTAACCTGCTAATAATTGTCCGTAAGTATCATTATCAACCCAACGAACAGACGTTTGTTTACGGTCAAAGAATTTAGCGAACGCTTTAATATCGCCGATAAAAGCAACCTGGTCACCTGCTTTAGTTCCGATTACTTCATCAGATATGACAACCACAGAACGACCTAACAAACGGTAACCCGATTCAGCAGTCACGTCTTGTTGAAGTAAGTAACGACCGTCTTTATCCTTTAATTTATCTACAGCGTTGAAGAAAGATTGTGAAGCTACAATTGATACTGGATACGCAGGGTCAATCTCAACATTGATTAAGTCTTTCAAGTCATCAATGCTAGTTAATGTTTTAGCTGTCGCAGTTTTTAAAACTTTTGAAATCTCTGCGTTAGCTGTGTTCAACGCTTGACGATTGATATGTTCCGCAACCAGTCCTGCTAAATCAATGCTTGAATCGTCAATCGCTTCTTGAGAAATCGGGATATAACCACGATATTGACCAACTTCCCAAGATACTTTTTTGAATTCTGGTTTAGCTAACTCTGGGTTTTTAGCTAATTCTTCGACCGATACCATAACGCCTTTATTTTTTAATAAGATAGGATAAGACCCTGCTCCAGTAGTAACTGGTACTTTTTCAACGAAATTTCGTAAATCAACAACTGTTTCTGGTTGTTTTTGAGGATTTGTTAAACGTTCAATTGGAATAACAGCCTCTGCGCCTACAGTTGTTAAACCATCGCGTTTTTCTGCCCCTTTACTTTTGATGAACGCTTCGAATGAACGAACTTCAACATCTTCTGTTCCTTGTTGATCTAATACTTTTTCTGCCATTTTTCGTTTCTCCCCTTTGTCTGTTTGTTTTGTTGAACGTTGCTCCATTTGTTTTTCAGAACGTTGCTCTTCTTTTTCTTTCTCATCATCGTCTTCCTTATCTTCGTCCGCCTTTTCAAAGTTATCTTCGTCTGAACGCTTGTCAGAAGCACCTGTTTCTTGGAAATTCTTTATTTTTTCAATTAATTCTTCTGCCTTGTCAAAATCGCCCTCTGCAATTGCTTGCTCGGCAGCAGTTTGTAATTCTTCAATAGTCAATTCATTCACCCCTTTTTAATTTTTGCTAACTCTAATGAAAGAGTTAATTTTCTTTTTTGCAGTTCGTTCACCACTTTTTTAAATGATCGTTGGGCAATCTCTGCATTCGTTTCAGCGTAAGCAGGAATTGATACGATTGATATTTCTGCTAATTCGTTAATACTGTTGATAGTGCGGATATAATTGTCACCATCTCGTTTCCAAGATTCACCACCTTCAGATACGTTAAAACCAAACGAACACTCGTTTATATCGCCACGTGTAACCGATACATTTAAATCTCTTGCATAAGTTGTATCAGGCAATTCACATCGGAAATGAAGTCCTACCTCATCCACAGTGATTTTTAAAGTGTCATTTGCTGTTCTGCCTAAAACAAGGCTACTGTCATGATCAATGAAACAGCGAACATCTGATAAATCAGTGCTTTTAAGTGCTGTAGGGGAAATAACTTCCCTAAACCCACCCAAATCCTTACTCAAAGAATTGAATCGTAAGGCATAACCCTCAATGACGTTGTCATTCGCTTTCACTTGCTCCATTTTCCGTTGTTCCAGTTGTTGCATTTGTCTCACCTCCTCTCAATTTGCGAACAATTTCTGTGCCGTTTTCAACAGGAGGGAGACCGTAGAATTTGCGAGCTTCGTTGACAACTAATATCCCTTCGCCTTTTGTCTCATCCATCATTTTGTTGAATTTGGTTTGAACGTCATGACCAGTTAAAATCGAAAAATCAATTTCCGTATCAACTGACAACTTAACGAACAATTCATCAGTAATCATTTTTGAATACGTTCTTAATGTGCTTGAAACGTAAAGAGAGTTCGCACTATCGTCAGTCGTATTGACTAACTCCATACCAAAACGAGACAACGGAATACCGAATGCCTTAGCGATTTGCTTAGTTGAGTAAACATTATTTTGAATCATCTTCAAAATATCCGTATTAAGTTCAAACGTTTTGAAGTCTTGTGTGCTATCTAATACAATCACAGAATTGGCATTTTTAGCGCCACTATTTACATCTTCAAAATCTTTCTTAATTTGTTTCTTACTTTTGTTATTTAAATTTGATTGTGACAGTTTTAAAATACCGCCAGCTTGAATGCCTTTTGTGAAAAATGCAGACAATAAGTTGTTACCATTTTTCAGCATGGATAACTCTGTTTGTAACGCATATAATGGGCTTATGCCTGTCTTCCCGTTGAGTGAAAAAGATTTGAAGTGTAACACGTCTTTAGATTGCAAACGCTCTGTATACCCATTTAAGTTGGTATAGTCGTAACTCAAAATTCCGTACTCATCGTCTTCATAAATAACAATTTGTGATGGTTTAACGAACGTTAATCGTTTAGTTTTCGTACCAATGCGTTCGACAACTACAAAAGCATTGCCTGTTAATAGCATTTGAGCTGTGATTGCGAATAAAAACGTGTAAGGTGTCATTACTTCGTTTGGTTTTTTATTCAGTAAATCTAAAACCACATCATTTTCTTGCGCGCCTTTTTTATAAACGAACGTACTACTTGCGATATCGCCTGCTAGAATTTTTACAGCAGTGAAAATATCCGATTGTTTTAATGATTCCTCGCCCACGAAAGAGCTAACAGCAGTCATATCTGCGCCACTTAAATAATCAATAATCGCTTGCGAATTATCACTTAGATCACGCTTGAAAAATATCCCCATTAAATCACCTCCTTTCTAAACTAGCTACGTTCTGTTGCTAACAAAAAAGACGTTGCTAAAAAGCAAACGCCTAAAATGATAAAGCCTAAAATGAATGAAAATAAAAAAGCCGCTACTGTAAAAGCGATGAGGCTTAAACAGTAAAGACTTGCGATTATAATTTGTATATATTTACCAACCAAAGCCATATTCCCCACTTTCTATCAGTTCATTAACATCTACTTCATCAAAATCGTGGTACTGCGCTTGCGTGTAAGCATTGATTAACGCATCCACAGGGTCAATTTTGTTACGATTTGTTGTTTTATCAATCATTAATGAGTCGTTTTTCTCAACAGAAACAGCATTATACATCCCTCTATTAAGTAATTTATTATTCAGGTGGACTAATTTTCCATTTAGAATATCAATTTTCAGCTGCTTAGTAGCAGGAGAAAGTGTAAATGGACCTTGCCTAACCTCAACGAATGCATCGCCATAACGTTCTGCCAACTCTGTGATCATTAATCCTGCGTTGTAAGGGTCATAACAAATTGCTTTGACATTAAACTCATTATGTTGGATAAATTCGTCAAGCCACACGATCATATCCCGATAATCAACTAAACCACTTGGTTGCGTTGATATTGAACATTCTCCTGCTTTTTCGTAAGCAGTGTATGGTGTTTTATCTTCTTTTTCTTTCTGCTCAATACCGCCTTTAGAGCCAACGAAAGAATAGCTATCAGCTAATATTTTTTGTTTTTCATCAATAGGTATTGCCCAAGATATTGAAGTCAAATCGCCAACACGAGATAAATCGACACCGATATATATATCGCGCCCAAATAAATTACTATTACGCATTGAATCATCAGCAATAGCATTGCTCCATTCTTCAGTGTTCATATAACTTTCTTTACTCGATTGCACCCACACATTAAAATGTTTCGTTAGAATGTTTGAAATCGTACCTTTTGCTTTAGATTCTTTCAACATTCGTTTATACATGCTCGTTAATTGTTCTTTTTGCTCAATGATTTCCATTAAAGGATTTGACTTTATCCACAAATCGGGATTGTCTATTTCTTTCATGTTATCTTGTTCCCAACAAAGCGCTAAATACTCATCGTTTTCAGTTTCACCACTCAGCAACTTGTTAATGTACTGGTACTCCACTGAATACATTGGATAATTTAATTTATTAGATGCTGTAGAGATAATAACAATCAATGGCTCTAGTTGTTGGCCCATTGATGTTTCGATAACGTCCATCATTTCAGTTGTCTTTGAGAGTGCATATTCATCAAAAATACCTAACATCGTATCTAAACCGTCCAACGTATCAGCATCAGCTGATAATGGTTGCATAAAACTATCGTCAGTCGTTGTCACTTCGTATTTCAAAACTTTAGTGAAGTCTCTCACTGTCTTACTCTTACCTCTAACAGCTTTCAACTGCGACTTAACCATATTAAATACTATTTTAGCTTGGTCTCGCATATTCGCTGTAGCATATATTTGCCTAGCATTGCGTGGGTTACGTTCATAAATCAAGCAATATAAAGCAATCCCAGATACTAAAAGCGACTTCCCTTGCTTACGAGCGAGTGAGAGATAGGCTTTTTTAAATCTCCGCGTGTTATCTGATTTTTTCCGCCATCCCCAAAGCATGGCCAAAATAAATTTTTGAAATAAAGCCAGGACATTCGGTTTACCAGTTTTTGGGTCGGGTAACATCTCAACAAATTTAACAATCTGTTGTGTGTGACCAATGCTGTAATAGTATGGATAATCTTCATTTTTCGATTTTTCGACGTCACTTTTATGTCGTTCTATCGCCTTTTGAATTTTATCACTCACAATAATACTGCCATTTTCAACCGCTTCAATATATTCTGAAACATAATCACCCATCTAACCACCTCCAAGCATATCCCCGAACGGATCATCTTTTTCTTTTTCAACTTCGGTAGGTTTAACAAGTTTTAACCTTGAATTAATTGTCAAACCTAATTCACTTGCCGTTACCTTTAACTCTTTAGAGTAGGAGTTGACAACGTCCACAAGAGGATTTTTCTTGCCTTCGATTACATGACCCTCAGCAACTAGTTGTTGCATGGCATCATCATATAAATAAGAATAGTTGCAATAGCGAATCACCGTTTGTTGGTCTAATTCTGAAATAGGTAAATCTTTTATGAAATTAGCAATACGTTTCCATTCACCCACAGCGCCAGGAACAACACCATTTGGTACTTCGTTGAAATTCAAACGGTCATAATTATATAAAACTTCTTCCTCTTTTTGCTTCTCTTCCAATTGCTCTTTTGTAAAGTGTCCACTTGTTGCTCCTGCTAATTTTTTAGGTCTCACCAACACTATCACCTCCTTTCTGAAAGTTAGTTTTTGGAAAAAAACGTGCGTCGTTGGATATCCTCGATTGCTCGTAAATCGCAAAGGTAGGGGGGGCTAAAATCTCCGACAAGAATTTTAAAATTTATTTTGTATAACTACAAAAAGAAAAATAAAAATCGCTTAGACGAGCTATTAAAGTCGTTTAAACGATTACCATTTTTTCTTATGATGTTTGTTGTGGCACTCTCTACATATTGTTTCTAAATTTTTTTGATTAACTCGCTGTTCCCAATCTTCTTTAAGTTCTATGATATGGTGAACTATCTGACCTTGTGTAACGTTTTTGTTTTTTAAACATTCTTCACATAATGGTTGATTGACGAGCTTAGTCATGCGTGCTTGCTTCCATTCGGATGACTGATAGAACTTTGTGTACTGTTTGTTAAACTCATTGTTGCGTGTTGTCTCGTTGTATCTTTGTCCTTGCTCTTGCTTACGTTTGTTTCCTATGTGAGCATGAGTGTCACAATACTGATCAGTGTAATCAATCAGTTGTCTGCAGTGAGCTACCTTACATTGGTGTTTAGGCATTGGCTACTCGCTTACTTCGGGTCTGATTGGTAGGTCATCATCGTGTGTGTGGTGTTCTTCTCGTTGTTCGCATCTTATGTACCAAGACTCTTCCATCAACCTGCCAACTTCTAATCTAAAACCAGCGGCTCTCGTTAAAGTCCCGTCTTCAAGTTCGATAAATAGACTTTCGGTATTGTTTTCACGCATCGCTCTTGCAGCATCTTCAAAACTAATCGGTTTGTATATTGCCTTACTCATGTCCACCACTCCTTTCAATTACTCCACCCGATGTATAACCATGTCCAGTACCTATCACATCCCGAAGTTCCTCACGTTGATTGTTTGTCATGCGTTCGCTGGACCCAGAAATATACTTAATAAGTTTGTCTGTATTGTTGATATGTTTTGTCATGGTTATCACTCCCTAACTTAATTTAATGTATGAAAAAAGACACCCGATTGGATGTCTTTATTTTAATTGAAGTCACTTGTGTTTATTTTTGCTATTTCAGCAATAAGCGCTTCTTTTGCTCTTGAAATGCCTCTTAAATAGACGTCTAATTCTCCCCCTGCTATTTCTTTGCCTTCTTGTGTTATTGTGAAAATTCTACCCAAAACATCATTAACATCATTGCTATCCATATCATCACCCTTGGTCTCTTCACCTTTTTTAGAATCGCTATATGAGCGTTTGCTATGCAATTCATCAAGTGATCGAAAGAGAGTACTCCTGGCATCTTTATTAATCATACAGTTTATTTCTTTGATGTTCTTGTAATAACTTTTCAAATCAAATTGCGTCTCCATATCGAAGATTGCATCACTTAAAGAGTTTGTATAATCAAATAATGTTTTTGTTTCAAAATAAGAAACTCTATTTTGATATCTAACCATTCCCATTCTAAGCATCTTATCTATTTTTTTCAGTTCATATTCTACTGCTTTTACACTTACAGCAATTTCGTTAAACTCAAGGAGTTTCCTCTTGTTCGTTTCGTATTCCAAGGTTTTCTTAAGTGTTTTATTGTTATTTCTGATTGTGATATACAACGTTATAAACGCAGCAATTATCGTTCCAATAGTTAATATATCTGAAAAATTGAAAAAAGACGATGTTGGCAATATTTCATAATTATTAATAGTTTGATTCATCATTTCACCCCCAACATCTAATATACCAATATAAAAGCACACCTACAATAGTAGATATGCTTTCCGATTACATATAAGGGAGTGTTTGAATATTGAGAGTTGTTGTTTTAAATCGATACCCACAAAAGATTGCTAGTAACCTAGCTATTGCTGTACACAATATGATGCTCGGTAGTCGGCTTTTCCGAGCCATCATCTACCTATCACTTGCTGACGTCCCGAACGTCAGTGTGAACCAACTAATTGTATGTACCGCTCCCACAGCCATACAAGTTAATCGCCCATCAAGTTTTTTAACTAATATCATCGTAACATGGATTTATCAATAGATGTGTTGGCAAAATGTAGGCTACAACTTTGTGCCATTGAATTCAATTATCTTTTTCAATCGTGCATGTCTGTCACGGATGTACTGATAACTATATCCAGTTAACAAAGCTATCTCAGACAGCGATAATTCTTCCACATATCGCATAATTAATATGCGATTATCCAGTCCTTCAAACCGTTCAATCAAAGTTACGATTCTTTCACGATGTGATTGTTTTTCTTCTAGTTTAGTCTTCAAGTTATTAATCACCTCTTTTATTTCACCTTGTTTTTCAAGTGATGTTAAGAACGTTTGTGTTTTCTCTAGATCCCCACCATCTAACCAACGGCTTAACTCTTTTTCCTTACACTCGATTTCCAATTCTAAAATATCAATATCTGTCATTGTGTCATTATATAATCTCAACCATTCATAATCGTATATTGTAATCACCCCTTTGGTTTAAAATACATTATTTGTTTATTTTTATAATATAATCAGTTTTTTTAAACGGAGAATATTCATTTTCACATTGATTAATAGCATGCCCATTATTTTTTGAATGGATGTGCCACATTCTGCAATATGGACACCATACTTTGACTGTGATTTCGGTGTGCTTATATCCTATCAATACTGGACAATCTTCTTTTTTATATCTCATAAATTATTCATCCTCTCTTTTATGTGTGGTCGAAAAACATTTGGAGACCATCTTAGGCACAGCATGGGCATATCTAACTCGTTGTCTCCCTAAGAAAAAATCAAAATGTGCCCGCGATGCCCACGCTTTTCTAACATATACTAGGCTACATGTATATATTGCTACATGTATTATATATATTTTTAATGTAATTAAAGTAAAAAAAACATGGGCACAACGGGCACACACCCCTTTAACCCTTTCGCCAGTTATGTTTAACAGTGCCCACATCGTGCCTATGCGTGCCCGCTCTACCTATAAAAACTATTTATGGCATTCCTTTTTTTAGTATGGCTTTATATCTTCCATAGTTAAATGTACGAACCTGTACTTTCTCTCACCGTTTATTGTTTTACGTAACCTTATGTAACCTGCTTTTACAACTTGTAAAATAAATTTTTGTTTACTCATACACTTAATTCCTTCATTTGCACAATAGGTCCGATATCGACTATAGACATACTCAACTGTACAGCCCTCTTGATGATCATTACGTATACATTCATCTGTTAAAAAAAGTTTTACTGGATTGTTTCGTTCTAACCACTGCTCTTTGACCTCTGCCATTCGCTCAGATTCGCTTGTATATCCTCGTTCTAGGCATTCTCTAAACATTTCTAAACACTCATGAGCAAAAATAGGTATCTCTTGTTCTATAGCTTTTAAATCATGTTTGCTGATGAATTCTTTTGTTATTTTAGTTTCAAGCGGAACAATTTTAAAACGTCTTGTGTCTCCGTGAGTATTAGCTTTGAAACTCGGTAATTCATTTGCACTAAATATCAGCTTAGCAAAACTCTTATAACTGAATGGGTTCTTGTTTTTAAACTCAATCAGAATGGTATCATCGCCTGTTAGAGCTTTAATAACCGAAATTTTATCAAGATACCTACTATCAATATCTGCAAAAATATTTGCTTCTTTAAGGTAAACTTGTGACGTTGCAAAACGGTTGTTCTTATCTGCAAACTGTTCTAATGCAACACTTGATATATTGGACATCCCCAACATACTTGTAATGTGATTAAGCAAAGTGCTTTTTCCATTACTCCCCTCACCACTTAAGATTGTAAGCTCTTGAAACGGCATACCATGATAAAAACATGATCCTATTAATTCCATGATATACGTTAAACTTTCACCTGTTAAATCAGCTAACCATTGTTTAGTTTTGACCGCTTCACCTTGCGTTTTCAAATTGTAATCATGCCCATGTAATAACATTAATTCGGGATTATGTGGCATTAATTGCCCTGTATCAAAATCATATATACCATTATTAAATGCCACTTTATCGGTTTTTATCACTTCGGCAGGTGTCATGTGGTTGCCAGCTTGATAACAGTTGATACTAACATTGTAAGAAGTGTCTTTTACTGCTTTCATTGTCCATTTCCCAACCCGCTGCAATTTTTCTGTAGCTATTTTAGCTGTGTACTTATCAATATCAAAGTTTTGCCAATATCCTCCTTTTACGTTGTATTGGAGTGGATATGGAAAATTAGGATACGTTATCATGCGCGATTCTTTCATTATTTCTTTGGCCAAAGCTGGTATATCAACTTTTTCTTTATCATGATCATCGATGAAAAGCCATTCGGGCCGTTCTTTTATTGTTGTTGTAAAGTTAGATATTAAATCGTCTACTGATGTTGGGGGTTCAGCAATATTAGTCACTGCATCAATGCCAACTGTTGCTACACTATTCGTTTCTGTACTATTTGATTCCAATTTTCCAAGCTCCTCTCTTTGTTGTTTCTCGTTTTAAAATACTGCTGAATGTTTGGTCTAATTCATCTTTAGGCAATGGATTAGCAAGATTGGCATTCCACATTTTTAATATTTCGTATGCTTCATCACTACCCAATTTATAAAGGTATCGTCCTGCTAGCCGTGCCAAAGTGTTATTACGTTCACCTACATTGACACCACTTAATAACTTGCCCCATTCATCACTGGATAACTTGCGCTGCTCCTGGCTCTTATTACTTCCTATCAATATTTTTAACCATTGTGGCGCTTCTACTATCGGATGTGGATTAACCACCTCATATATTCCACCGTTTGGATGTACGCTAGGTGGTGCAAGAACATATCCACCCGCGCCTTTTATATCAATTTGAGGAGCTAACTTGCTAGTTGATGATTTCGGAAGAAACTTATCTCCTCTAAAGTAATAATGCAGGCCACCTGTAGGTGTTTTAATTGTTGTTGTTTGTATTTTCCCATAATTTTTTTCCCAATCATCCAATTGCTCCATTCCCTCAGTGCTGTCATGCACATCAATATCTAGAACCCACAGTATTTTACCTGTTGCTATTCCAATATTGTATTTAGGATTGGTTTCCCACCAACTAGATATTTGTGTTTGATCAATAGTAGCTGACTTGAATCCGTTTTTAGTGGCCGGACGTTTCTCATTCGGCACACAGGGAAAAACTGAAACACCATTTTGTGCGTATTTCAATGCTCTTTGTTGTAAATTCATTGTATTTCCTCCTATTTTTGATACAATAAAAGGCAAGAGCGGTTATAAAACTCTGCCTTGAAGTCCTTTATCATTCCAGTGATAAGGGGCTTTTTTATTGTTCATTTTGTAGCTCGTATTTTTCTATGATTGTTTGCATGTCTTTTGTTTGTTGTTTCAACACACGCATAACAACCATATAAACTGGTGCTAAATGTTCAACTTCAGAAAGCACTAGAACTGCTTCATTGACTGTACGATTGGCATCACGGTTCACTTGGAATAAACTATCCAATACTCCTAGTGCTTCGACCACTTCATTTGTTAAAATTCCTAAATCATATAATTCTGAATAATCAACTTCTGTTATTTTTTTCATTGTGATACCTCACTTTTAGTATTTTTAAGTAACATGTATAAAATTGCCATATGTTGACGGTTCAATGATTGACGTACTCCTTCCAATGTTTTAACGATTGAAATAATGTAAGTTGAGCCATGTCTCATTAGTAAATTTTCTATATCGTTCATATCACTCGTTGTATCAGATAATAAGTCTGCTGTTTCTTCCAATGCTTTAATGACAATATGCTCACTCTCTCTTTCATACAAATCTACCAAATTTAAAAGTGCGACATTTCCTTCGTCTAAATCAATGGTTAATCGATTCAAAAACTTAGTCGCAACTATACTACTCGGTTGTATTTCATTTTCTAAAGTTTCTACAACCTCTGCTGCCATATTTACTTGCCCAAGAATAGTTGCACTTGTTTCAATTAACAAATCCTTATACATTTCAACACCCCTTATAATTAATTGTTATGCCTCATTTATATTTAATAACCCCATACGTTGCGCCCGCTTCATATTTTGTTATTTTTGGTGACTAAGTACCCATTTACTTACTTCATCCTTAGAATAAAGCTTAATACCGTCTATCGTAATAGTTGGTAAACCTTGTCGTTCCCATTTATTTAACGTGTTCACTGATATATCAAACCATTCTGCCATATGTTTTTGCTTCAAAAAAGGTTTATCAATACCTGCATGACGTCTTGCTTCATCAATACTAATTGTTGCAATACTGTATATATATTGCTTTAAATGTGAGGTCTGTTCCTCGTTTAACATGACTTCCAAAAGCTTTACCTCCTTAAGAATGAACGATTCGTTCGCCGTTTAAGCTGATTTTTTTATAATCACTAAGTTTTTAACTTCTTTCAATTCCATACGATAGCAGTTTGCCACGTCCATCACTTGATTAAAACGTTCTTGGCGTGTTCGCTGTTTATTTCTATTCAGTGAGATTAACTCACTTATAACGATTTCATACAGAACATAACCTACCAATAGTGTTAGAGAACCATATACGATAAGCCAGTATAGCATCGGCATTATTAATGCCTCCTTTTATAAATTTATTTGGTATACTCACTATAGAAAGTGAGGTGAAAAATTATGGACAGACAATATTACCAGTCAGTTTGCCTTAACGGTCATCAAAAAACCGATAGATATGAATTCGCTACAGATCCTAAAGAATTTTGCATGGATTGTGGTAAAAAACTAATATCTACTTGTCAAAGCTGCCGTTCTCCGATTGAAGGTAATTTCCATGTAAGTGGGATTCTTGTGTTATCTAATAGAACCGAGAAAGTTCCTAAATACTGCAGTAATTGTTCTTTGCCTTATCCGTGGACCTCGTCTTTACTAAATAACGCAGCTGAACTCTTAGCGCTAGATGCTAGCTTATCAATTGATGAAAAAGAATTGATTACAGATGCTCTGCCAGATTTGCTAATAGATACTCCAGCAACACAGGTAGCTATGGCAAAATATAAGATAGTTGTTTCTAAAGCAACAAAAGTAGTAAAGGATTCTTTATATAATTTACTTATTGATGTTGTATCAGAAACTGTCAAAAAAACACTATTCAACTAATTTATATCTACACCATCTACAATAATTATCATCTATTCGAACCAAGCCTTTGCAAAAACCACATTTTTTGTATTGGCTTTTTTTAATTTTAGTTACATAAAAAACGAAAAAACTACGAGGTACTTTTATCATTCATTCCCTCCTTACTAATTTACAAATTCTTAAATAATATAGTTACTAAAGACAGTTTTTTTATAACTTCTTCTCCTTACTCTTTTTTAGAGGCATAAATCCTATCAATTCTAGCAATTCAATTTCTAAATAATCACAAATTTTCAGAAGTGTACTTACTCTAATATTTGTTGTTTTTTTATAATAAAAAGATGTTAACGTACTTCTATTGCTCAAAATGATACAAAAATGATTCAATTAGAGGTTATCAATCAAATTTGCATGTACCTAGAGATAACTCCTGAAGATTTTTTTGTTTTCACACCTATAGATATGAACATAAATCATAAAATAAACAATTTGAAAGTGGATTTAGACGATAGTTCTTTAAAATTCGAACTCGATTTTTTATTTGAGTTCACAACAAAAGCAGGTACAGATACTTTTGAAACATCTATTACAATTGATGATCCAAAAAACAGAAAAAAAGAAAATATGTCCAGTTCCTTTTTCACTATCGATTATGATTCACTAGAAACTCGTCTAATTTTGCGAATTGAAGATAGATCAGAACTTTTTACTGAATATCAAAAAAAAATCCCAACCGTTATTTGGTGGAATAGACTAAATATGTTAGATTCTGAACTCAACACTTCCATTTCAAAAATGATTAAAGATTATTTACAGAACTATTTATCAATAAATAATGAGTTATCACTTGAAGAAGTTGAAGAAGTCTCAGGAAGAGCATCGTCTATGATTTATAATTTTAAAACCAGTATTCCAATCGGAAAATAAAATTAATCCCCCTCACCTTGCGCCCGCATACGGAGGGAATATTAATGGCAACACTTAAACAGTATGAAACTAAAAAAGGTAAACGGTGGTTATTTAAGCATTATATAGGCACCAATGAAGAGACTGGTAAACGACAATCAGTATTAAGACGTGGATTTGCCACAAAAAAAGAAGCCAACCTTGCATTATCTCGTTTGTTACTTGAGATAGAACAAGGCGGGCTTAAAAAGAATAGACAATATAAATATCATGAAGTGGCCACTATGTGGTTAGAGCAATACAAGAATACAGTTAAAGAAAGTACGTATGCAAGAACTGTCTTATATTTCAATACACACATATTGCCCCATTTTGGCGATATATTTATAGGCAAGGTCAGTTCTGCTACTTGTCAAAAAGCTATAAATAAATGGTATAAGAAAAAATATGCGATGTACAAGCTATGGTTTAACTACACATCTAAGATATTCGAATATGCTATCACATTGAATATAATTGATATTAACCCAACCGTTAGGGTAACTATTCCTAAAAAAATAGCAGAAGTTAGTGACCAGGAACACCTCAATTTTTTCACAAAAGATGAGCTGCAACACTTTTTTCAATGTTTAGAAAAAGAACCACAATATCGTCCATACGTCCTTTTTCGCTTACTAGCGTTCACTGGAGCACGTAAGAGTGAGATAATAGCCCTTAATTGGCAAGATATCAATTTACAAGCCGGTACGTTAAAGATCAATAAAACTTTATCTAAGGGTTTAAATAATAGATTGCTCATTCAAACACCTAAGACAAAAACATCCATTAGAACAATAAGTTTAGATGATACAACAATCAAAATTTTGAAAACGTGGCGTAAAAAGCAAAAAGAATCCTATTTCATGCAAGGCATCAACACATTAAAGCCTACTCAATTAGTTTTTAGTAATAAAGATAACGACTTTTTAGACCCTCATTGTACAGTATTCATGCTTGAGAAAATAATACGTAAATATAACTTAAAGCGAATAACTACACACGGGCTACGTCACACACACTGTAGTTTATTATTTGAGAGTGGAGCTAGTTTGCAGGACGTTAAAGAGCGCTTAGGCCATTCTGATATACAAACAACGATGAACATATACACACATGTAACAGAAAAAGCTAAAGAAGATACCGCGGCAAAATTTGCTAAATATGTTAACTTTTAA